ATGAGATCCGCAACGTCCGCGGCGAGTTGGATTTCTCCAAGCGTGTACGCGCGAGCGTTGCGGGGGTGGAAGCGAATACTGGCGACCTGGCAGAACGCCAGGTCCCAGAATGTTTGATCGTCCAATTAGAAATGGTCGATCAGCCCAGGCACGCCGTAAACGGGCATGGGCCGAGCGCATCGCATAGAGAAATAAGCGTCGAATAGGAAGTGCGGCTCGTCCGGTACTGCTATGACGCGGTCGAGCGGTGGGTTTTCCTCGATGAACGCCTGGTCAAGCACGGGCGCCGTAGCGAAGTCCTGGGACAGGTGCCACGCGTCGAGGGATTGAGGGAAGGATGAGCGGAACTCCCCGGTAATAAGCGACGGTTTATATCTATATTCGGCGTGCCTTTCCTGGTAGCCGAAAACTTTGTCGTCGTTCGCCGGGACTCCGTCCGTGAAGATTTCCTTTTGCAATACGGCTTGTTCGCCGATATGAGACAGCGCCGGCCAGTAGAAGTCGAATCGTGTTTTGCGCGACCACATACGATTCAGGCCTTGTTGGTAAGTGAGATCGGCCCTTACGCTGATAAGGCCGATGATGAGGCAATGCTCGGTGAAGCTCATGGTGAAACCATGATTCCGGAGCGTTGCTGTACCCATTGCCGACAGATTGCCTTGTGGTGTCGGAGTGTACGCGCCCGAGCCCGAGGTTTGAGGGATTGGCGAGATGTTAACGGGCGAGCTCCCGCCGCCCAGGTACTCAGGCCGCTGCAGCCGAGCGTCAGGAGAAGTAACTTGGAAGTGCGCCTTGAGGATTTCCGTATAGCGTGTTCCACCTCGCGCATCGCGCTCGAAGATTTTTTGAATTTGAAATGCTTGCCGAAGCGAATTAATCGTCGCTGCAGTAGCTTGAGAGAGATCGGCAAAGAGGGCTTGCGGGTCCGTGGCGCCGAGGCCGCCCAACGTCAGACGAGCTCCGCCCGCGGACATCCAGTTCGCTTGGCCTCCGGCCATAACCGTGAGGTCCTGGTTGACTGTCGTCGCTGTGGTGGCGATCGGTGCTGAACCGCCCAGGGGAATAGTTACCCCTGGGCCTTTTTGTGGCCAAGGAAGGCAGGAAGTGAAGTAGTCATGGCGCTTTCCGCGCCGCTGCAGGGAGTAGAGATTGTTCGCGTCCGGACCGTCATCCTTTTTGACGGTGAGCGAGTCGATCATATTTTGGTCGCGGTACCAAGTATTGTAAATAAGGTTATAGGCCCGGTGCCACAGGGCAGAGTGAGAAAACGCTGGGATCCCCACGGGGAGTCCCATGAAGTCCTCGAGCGAGTTTGCGGCGTAGCCGGTCGTCGCCGGCGCGACCATTTGCGGGATCGTGTAGTCCGTAGAGTCGCCGGGGTTTTCTTGTTCGCCGTTGAATTTTTGCCAGTTATCCCAGACGAGCCGGACAGGTACGGCGAAGAATTGAGTGTCCATCACCATGTTGTCCATCAGGGGAAAGATGGGCGTAGCGATGCGGGCAAAGCCCGTCATCTTGCAGTTGAACGTATCGCCAGGCAGGGCCTCATCCAGCAGGATAGGCACGAGATAGCCAGCGTCGAACGTGGTTTTGTGACCGTGCGAGCGGTCAAACGATGATCTCGGGATTTCCGCTTTCGGAACTTCCGAAAACGTGTGCTTCATCACGGATTTATTG